AAACGTCGGTATGTTGTTGTACTGCGTCGTCAATATCTGAAAGCCAACGTCTGATATGGCAGACAGAAACGCCTTGCCAAGAAACGCTGCGGTGATGACGTTACGAAACCCTTGAAAGAAATCAGCAAAGCCAGTGAGCTCGCCCTGGTTTGTCTTGCCGGATATAACATTAAATGTCGCATCCATCATGCGCTTCTGCGATATGGTTAGCGCTTTCTGCTTCTCAGCAAAGCCCTTGAGCGCAGCGAATGTGGTGTTTGGGTTTGGCCCCATAATCTCAAGCAGCGCAATGTCATGCGCATTGCTATCAACCCAGTCGGTCAATGTAGAGAATACATCGCCTTTGCCAAACTCTTTCTGGTATGTCATCCACGCATCGGCATCCTTGAAATACAGAATGCGACGCTCAGAGCCGCGGCGAGATAGCTTCTTGCCAAGTCTGGGTACCGTTAAGTCCTGCACCTTGTTGAGTCCGTGTGTCGTGATCGACTCATAAGCATAGTCCAGCAGGTCATCTAGCTGCTCATTGGTTAGCGGCTTGCCTGCATCATCTAGCATTTGACGACGATCAAGCATTGGACGAATGCGCTCAATCCACAACTGTTTGCCGACCTTATCTAATGCCCTAGCATCATGGTTCTGTGGCATCAAGAATTTTTCATTCTTGGAGATAGAGGCGCCATTCCTATTCTTGGTTCGGCGTATCTCCTCGGTCAGCTCTATCCAGCTTTTTGCCCAAGCATTGATAGCTGCATCATCAGTAGTTTCGCCATAAACAGCCCGGATAAACTTCTCAACCGATGCCTCATCTTGCAAGAATCCAAGACCCTTGGTGCGGAACTTCTCCAGCATGTCAGCTAGCTTGGCGTGGTATCTGCCCTGATAAAACTTAGAGAGCATATCCACGTTCAGGCTCTTAGCCTGGCCCGTTGCGTCCTTAACCATCAGCGACATGATGCCGTGATATATGCCCTTTGGATGGGCTTCCGCTGCATCTGCTGCCTGCGCTAATCTAACCGCTTGAAATGCCGCCTCTTTTTTCTGAATGGATAACGTAGTGATGTACTCATCCAGTACGCGATCTGGATCTGTTGACGTTGTGAGGGCAAGCCTTACCTGTTTCGGCAGGTTAGCCGCTGTCTGTGGTATGCAAGAATTATAATCAGCCACCGCGCACACACCTTATCAATTCGCCAATTTCTTCTAACTGGTCGTCAATCTCTCTAATGACAGCATCAGCATCGACTTCTTCGCCATCAACATAGAGCCTGCGGCGCTCAGGCGGCAGTGCATTGTAGGCTTCCATCGCCAGATCGTAGGACTCTTGCGTACCCTGGCGCTGCAATAGATCGCGCTCTCTGTCGATAACCGCCATATCAACTGGGCGCATCTCGCTAGGCGCAAGGTCATCGTAATCATCAGGTACGAGAGAAGGCTCTCGTGCCGCCAATCTATTTGACTCAAGCTCGCGCAACAAGTTGGTATCTTCAATCATGCGGCGAGCGGCAGCATCTCGATAGACCTGCTCTAGCGGATCGCCAACGGGGGCAGCCTCTACTTGCCGAATAGCATCATCAAGGTCATCAATCCGTAACTGTACTGTCGGGTCTCTATACATTTGAGGGTTATCAATAAGTGCGAACGCCCATTCAAGCGCATCATTTGCACCAAAGCGAATAGGCGAATCAAAGTCCGCCATAGCCCCAGAGTAGATTGACGGGTCATCAAGCAACGCTTCTGCCAGGTCATCGGCAGTCATGCCACCATTGGCTCTCCAAAATCCCCGAGGGAAGCCCCTCTTGAAGCTAGCAGGGTCAACGCCCTCAGCAGCAAATGATTCCTTGTTAAGGCCGCCCTTGCTAACAACCCAGCTTGTCATCTTCTTGGACTTGGATAGCTTGGCCTGCTCAGCCATGAGCTTTTTGATGCTTTGCTTTTTGAGCTTTTCTAGCGAATCATATTCGCCTCGAAGCCACAGACCATACTCATCATCGAGTATCTGATAGGGCACTGGGTCCGCATCTGCCCTTGCTGCCTCAACATAATCTGCGAGCTCATCCAATGATCTGCCAGCCATTGATAGCTCATCGGGCAATATTGGTGCTGCCTCTGGCTCATCAGGCTCCGCTCTAGGCGTTACGCCGGGCTCTGGTTCTGGTCCTACCTCTGGCTCTGCCCTCGGCGCTGCGGTTGGCTCCGGTGTTGGCTCAGGTCTCGGCTCAGGTCTCGGCTGTGCTGCGAGCTCATCAGATATCTTGCGGCTTACACCCCGGAAGTATCCGGTCAGGCCGCCGGTAACATAACCAAGAGCGGCTGCGCCTGTTGCGGCGGTAGCTATCGCGGCAATACTGTTCTCTATCGAGTAGGGTGATTCAATGTCTTGCTTGTGATTGTAAACAAACGCCTGAATGCCAGCCTCAGATGCCGCCACAAGACCCGCTGTTCGCTTGGCGGTTGACAGTGCGGTAGCGGCTGCCGTCAATCCCTTTGCTGCGGCAGGAACGGTGCCGATGCCCATTGTTGCAATGTTGATTGGATCGAGCATGTAGGCCGTGGCGCTGCCAAGGAACTGCGCCATACCCGGCCCTTCGGCCAAGACAGACTCCGCATACTTGCGCTTCATCGCCAAGTGTTCGTTGCGCGCCTCCCTAGCCTCTCGGTCAGTCTGGATGCGCCCTTCATATTCGGTGTTGCGCAGATCGCGAGATAGCTTGTTAAAGTCAAACTTGCCATCGCCGTACTCATAATCGCGAGGGTTGATAACACCCTCATCAATTAAGGTTCTGGTCTCTTGATTGCGCCTGTGGAATTGCTGCTGATTAAACAGGCTTGATACGGACCATGCCTCATCAATGACAAGCCCAACGGCGGCATCAAAGGTTTCTCCATACGTCGGATCATCCTTAACCTCCGGCGCAACCAGCGGCGGCTGCGTCATTGGTTGCAATCCACGCCTGTCTTTTGCCGATACGAATGGCATCACATGGCCCTAAATTCTGGCACTGGGCCGCGTAGCTGCATGTCAGACGGCACATAATCGAGCAGCTCTTGCGTAATCCGTATCTCAAGCGGCTGTTGATTTTTGTCAAACAGCATCACTTGGTTTGTTCCGGGATCAACGACGTAATAGCCGCCGGTGCCGCTGTTAATTAGGCGGGACTTCTGAATGGTGCGAACCGCCTGCTCATCGGTGTAGAACATGACACCCTCTGGCGCTAATGCCTTGAGCATATCCGTGTTCATCTCATCGACAATATCCCTGAAATCATCAGGGTCCATGCCTCTTGGCAGCTCAAAACGGTAGCCGTTGTACTCACCAATGCCGCCGGTTATCGCATCAATCGAGGCTATGAACTCATCTTTAGAAAACATAGTAGGATCACTGCGAGTTGCCGCGTAGTGAGCAAGCGCCGCATTCATCACCAGCGCTTCATCTTCGCCCGATGTGCCAGGCCTGCGGTAGGTATTGCCCACATAATCATAGAATTCTGGCAGGTAATCATTGGTGCTTGGGTTAACTGCTGTCTTGTTGCGCAGCAAAGCGTCACCCTCGAAGATAACGCGAGCCGTATCAATGTTGCCGATAGCGCCAGCCATAGCAAATAGTTGACCATTCTTCTTGGCTATTTGCTCCCAAACCTGTGGCGCTTCTTTAGATGCAACTTGGAATGCCTGCGCTATAGAGGCCTTCTGCTCGGGGCTGGCCTGATTGATGTAACTAACAACTGACTGTGCTTCTGCTTCAGTGAAAAAGTTTGCTTCATACGCTGGACCAAGTGTTCGGTCATAGACAGTGTACACCTCAGCCGCTCGCAATTCTGCCAGCCTGCGCTCAGTCGACCCCTGTATGTCTGCCGTATCAAATGGCTGAACATCTATAGCGCCAACCTTGTTGAGATGATCAAGCACGTGGCCCTTGCTAAATGCCTGCTCCATGCTGTCAAGATAGCCTTGCGCATCCTCTTGAAACTCCGAAAGCCGACGCATACGCTCTAAGTCTTGCTCGCCTTGCATCTCAGCTTGAGATGCGTCTATGAGCTTGCGGACACTTGCCGGCGTTGAGTCTTGCAGCACCTTTAGGTTTTCGTTTGACTCGACCATCCGATTGTAGCGCGCATTAGTATCCTCATCCTGAAGGACGATTATCTGCTTTGCCATCTCATCAAGCACGGCCTGCGGTATCACCTGCCCATTCTTGATAATGCCGCTTGCGTCTGTGATCTTATCCTTGAGCTGGTTACGCAACGCGGTTGCGGTGCTGACCTTGCGATCCAGCTCCATGCCTGCCTTGGCAATCAGTCTCTCAACATCTGTTGGATCAAGGCCTGGCGGCGGTGACTTCTCTATGCTGTCAATGTAAGCCTGTGCCTGCTGCGGATTCTCAAGCCCTCGGATACGCAATATCTCACGCTCGAATGAAATCTTGCTTTGCGCTGCACCAGCCCTGCGCTCAAGGTCGAGCGGCTGAAAGTATTCTTCGCCCTGCGTTTCGTACAGTCTGCGCAGATCATTCTCTGCAGTTACGCGCTCTGTAGCCGTATTGCCGTAGATAGCCTGGTCAATAAGCTGGGTCTCTCGCTGGGCAAATACGCCAATGGCAGCATTCGTTCTTGCCTGAATAGCATTGCGTCGCACACCCACGCGCTTGGTAACAGCGAATGCCTCAACATCGAGATCAAGCATCTGCTGCTGAACAGGGTCATCGAACTCGGTGGGTATCTTGGATCGCACACTAGCTACGGCATTATCAAAGAATGCCTCTTGTTGATCCTCTGGCTGCAATGCCGCTTCTTCGGCTGCTAGCGTAATGGCCTCTGTGTAGCGAACCTTAAATCTGTTTTCGTTGAGCCTGCGCTGAACCTTAGCCTCTTCTTCGGCAATGCGGCGCTGACGCTCTTCCTCAATAGCTATCTCTCGCTGCCGCTGCATCTCTAAGCCAAACGCAATATCCGAAACCTGACGCCCAGCTTGGCCCATAGCGCGAGCTGCGTCTGCGCCAAATGCCCCGGGCGATGCGCTCACACGCATAGGTCGCCCACCAACCTCGGTAGTTATTCCGGTCTGCGCTCTATACGTTGGAACCTTCACTCGCCACCTCCGCTTGCTGCTCCGCTATCACCCATCTGCGATACCTGAGCGGCAGTGCTAAGCAATGATGATGCCGCCTGGAAGTAGCCAGCCCGTTGCGCTTGCGATCCCTGCATACGCTGAAGTCTAGCCTGAAGCCTTTGCTCTGTTGCCGACTCAAGCGCCTGCTGCTGACCAATGGCTGCATTGTAGCGACGCAATGCTATCTCTTCGTCAGCCTCTCGTGCGTTTTCAAGCAACACCTGAAGCGGGGTGCCGCCGACTGCGATGAATCCGTTGTAGCGGAATGCCTGCGCACTCGATGCCTGTAACTCGGAGAAGTCATCTCGGAATCGCTGAATATCAAACTCAGATGCGCGCTTTAGCTGTTCGGCCTGCTGCTCGGCAAGTCGCGCATTGCGCTCGCTGATCTGCGCATTGAACTGGGCAGATGCTTTTGCGGCTGCGCCTTGTTGCAATGCAGAGCTGGCGCTTAGAAGTCCGCCCCCTACCGCTGCTCCAATTGCCAATGTTGCTGGGTCTGCCATACGTTACCTATCAAATGTCTGCAATCGAGGATAGATAGACAGAATTGTCAGCGGTAATGGCTGATCCTGTTTGACGACTACGAATCCTTCATTGTCATAGCCGCCAGGGAACTCGATGAACTTGTCGCCAGTATACAACGGAACCGGCTGATCCATAGACATGCCGGTGTCTCGGAATGGGATAATATCGAGATTGCTTTCGGATGGACCTATCTTAGCTCCCACCGAGTTAAGAACGCGTATGTCTATGTCGTATATGCGCTTGGTCTTAGCTTGGGCTGTTCCTTCGGTGCCGCCTGCCTCAATGCGCATGGTCTGCAAAATTGACTCATAGGGCAGGCCAATGTGTACCTTGCTGGCAGCTCGCTGCAATGTGATGCTGCCCGATGAAACCACGCGGTCAGGATGGGCCGAGCCGTCAGCCAGTATGGAAACCGTTTCGCCCTCAAGGTGATCCAATCCACTAATAGTGGTTGCTGGTGTGCTGTCGTAGGTTAGCCCACTATCCACATAGAACGCATCGCTAACATCATTGCCAAACTCTATGGGCTTTAAGCGCTCCACATGAGTGACATTTGATCCATCAATGGTGCGCCGTACCGAAATGTAAACTTCCTCTTCGGACCTTTGCCCGCTGGAGATGATGGCGATACTTTCTACAAAACCGTAGTCATAGGTAACGCCGCCGTCAGTGTATGTGCCGCCAACAATATGCTCATGCCAGGCAACAACATCTTCTTCTCGGCGGTAGGTCATGGCCGCAATCTTGCCATTCTCAAGAACGAACCACGCCACACTACTTGGCTCTTGCTGATACGCCATCTCTTTGATGCCACTTTCGGTAATATGATCAGCTAGTAGTGTCATGTCTGGAGCGACGTAGGCATCAACGTCAAAGCTGTAGACCAGCTCCCTAACCTTACGCTGCTCTCTCTGCACAAATAGCGCTGTTGATCCGATTACAAGCGGCTGTATATCAGCGCTTCCATATTTTGCCTGCTGCTTGATCTGAGTGTTGAGCGGTGTAATTGGCGCATCGACCGAGCCTGCGCGAACAGCAAACTCGCCACCGGATGTTCCCACAAGTAACACTCTGGATGAAGTAAGGTAACGAATGACGTTTACCTGGTTCGATCCAATGGTGTAGACCAGAGAGCTATCATCCTCTACGCCAGCCGTAAAGTTGGTGTAATCGCCAGATACCGAAAAGTAGAGCGTCTGCGGATTGCTAGGCGTGGCAGCAAAAACAAGTCGCTGCTCAAAAAACGAAATGCAAGCTGGATAGTTTAGAGTGTAAAACGCGCCAAGCTGGTATTCATCATCGGGATCAAGGTCGCCGGTTAGCGTGATGCTCGTCCCTTGGTTTTGGAAATGAACATCATTGCTTGTTGCAAGCGTAATAATGCTGTCGCTTACCGCAACGATAAGAGCGCCAGAGAAGTTATTACCGTTGACTAAATCGCCATTTGTGGCGCTGCCAGAGCATCCAAGGCCAGCGCTTGTCTTGGGGTCTCTTAGCTCAAACCGCGTTTCTGGGTCTGTGTCAGGATCAATCCTAACCTCAAACGTATCGGCGTTTATGTCAGCCGACGAGCCATCCGAAAATGTCAGGGTGAGCGATGAATCATTTACACCTGTGAAGGTAACGAGATCGCCGTCTATCAGCCTATGCGGTGTAGCGGTTGTCGCCTCAACCTTAGAAGAGCCGGCAGATATGTGCCATGTCGTTATGTCGATATTGCTCGATCCGCTTGCGCTAATCCTCATGCCAGGCTTAAAGCCTTCATCGACAAAGTTACCTGCGCTATCTTCGATGAAGTCATTATGCGCAAGCCCAGTTGCGTCAGGGTCGCCTTCATGAAAGCTAATGGTTGTAGCTGTCATGGATGGCATCAACTCATCTCGAAAATCATCGTTCTGCTGGACTGTGCACTGCACCTCGTTTGACGATATGAACGTCTTTGCTAAAGAAACCTGCGTCTCTGCTGTGATCGTACCTGCTTCATTCTGAAACTCGACGCCATCACCGATAGCACCAAACGCTGGGTTTATTAGCGTTAGCGTCGTGCCGTCATCATCGAGCACTGTAAAGTTTTGCGACGCATTTGACACAAGATGACAATTTCCAGAGAAGCTGCCAGCGCCCGATTTGTTCGTATAGTTAAGCGTAAAAATAAGCGCATCTATAGAGACATATCCGTCGTGCAGCTTTATCAGCCTGTTCACATCATTAGAGAAAAAAAGCGGCGGGTCTCCCGATACCGGCACACCAGTAACAGTAACGGTGCCCGTCCTTCCATCTGCTTGAACTGTCGATCCATCAAACAATGGGTCTAGGAGAGGGCCTCGACGAAAATCTATTTCTGTAATTGTCCAAGCATCGTGATCTGTGCGGGTAATCTGCCTAGGTGCATGACTAGGATGCACGATATACATAATATCGGCAGACTGCGTAAACTTTAATCCTGCTAATGAAAATTCCGAGTATGGCGTAACAACCTCAATTGGGTTTCCTCCGCTGTCTACAACGATTCCACCGTCCTTATAAACTCTGAAGAGTCCAGCAGAGAACTCCAGCACATACGTCTGCTCGACGTTAAACTCGAATGGTATAAGCCTTAACTTGTAGAATCCGCCTTGAAAGCTCCTGCCCTCAGCAATATGCTCAAAGCCCGGCCTGCGCGTTACTCCACCCTGCGGAAACGTTAGGAAATTCTGTAGCTTCTTGCAGCCGTTGAAATACTTATTAAGGTCCGTCCGGCCATCAAGTCTTGGCGATAGCTCACCAGCAGTGAAGTTAGTGAACGGCGCGCTTGATTTCGCCATGACTTAGAACCTCGATCTAATAAACGTGTCTGCCTCGATAGCGCCAGCATCAGACACGCTGGTAATGCTTGCGGGTGTGCCTTCTGTCGCGCTAACAAAGCGCGCTTCCTTCAGCTTATCTTCGTACATGATGCGCATTTGCTGCGCTAGGCTGTTACTGCCTACGACCGGGTAAGCAAGATCAGCAGACATAGCGGCAACCAGCGTCTCAATAAGTAGCGAATCGTACTCAGATGTGTCGGTAATTCGGGCCAGGTACACCAGATCAACGGTATCCTCATCGCACAGTATCTTGCGACCTTCAAGCCGGTAGGGAATGTCGTGGTAGCGCAAATACAAAACCCGCAGACAGTAAGGATCGGCGGGTAATGTAAACGCATTACTGAACTCAAATGCAGGCTGAACGGCGTCAGGTGCTAGCGATACGCGACGTGTTAGTGCCTTCCAAGGGTGCGCTCTGAATACGGCATCGCGAACAAATGGGTATCGCTGATTGCAAATGCGCGCAGCTTTGCTGTCCTCAGTCAGGCTAAGGATGTTAGATGCGCCAATCTGGTTTAAAGCGCTATTGCAAATATCAACGATTGAAGCAGACACTAGCAGAGCTCCTCAATATCTTCGCTTGGGACAAACTCTACACTGCCAACCTCAAGCCGGCCATCCATCAGGAATGTATGCGCAAACTCCGCAGCCTCTTGCTCGCCATCGAATCCCTCAAGCGAGATCAGCATAGCGTAAGAGCCGTCCTGCACTTCAGCAACATGAACCGATAACGTAATACCCATAGGGATGCTCCTGCGGGCTATAAAGAATGGGGGCCGTTGCCGACCCCCGTATTGCTTAGTCTACGACGTAGAACATAACCAGCTCGATGGTGCCGGTGCCGGCAGCATTAAGCATGGTTACAGTAACAACATAGTCGTTGTTAGCTTCTTCCAGGTCGAGATCAACTTCAGCGTTAGCGCCAAGTGCCAGCGTAGCTGCCACATCAGCACGACCGGCAGACGTGGTTGCTGTTTCGCCAAGGAACTCATCAGCATCAGCGGTAACGGTGCTGCCAGCAGAGTTGACATACGCTGCGTGGCCTACGCTAATGTCAGTGTTAGCACCGAGCGCATCGAAGTAAACATAACCGTGAACGATGCGAGCACCGTTAGGTAATGCGAACATTTCGATAACGTCGTTTTGCGCTAGCGCAGACGCTTCGTATACACCACGGGCAACGCGTACGTTACCTGCGAGCTGGTTTGCTTGTACGAACTCAGTTGGATCGTCCTGGGTCGTGCTTGTACGTACATCAGAATATACAGTCGCCATGATTTATCTCCCAATTAAGAGCCGAAGGTGTAGCTTTCGGTTTCGTCACAGTCGATCTGCACGACTTTCTCTTCTTCCATGCGAGTAGCACCGAAGGTAGCGCAGTAGTAAACCTGCGTAGAGAAAGACTTGTCAGCGCGCTCTTCAATGCGAGCCATCACGTCACGACCAACCGCGAGCTTGATGCCATCTTCTGCCCAAGCGAAGCAGGTGCGAATATCGCCAACCTTGCTTAGTCGGTTAGAAACGATGAACTTGAAGCCCATGAATGTATCTACTTCACCGCGAACCAGAGCCTTAACGGTGTTGAAGTCAGACGACGTTACCGCGGTCTCGTTCAACAAACGCTGAATCTGGAAGGGTGATACGCAGATATAGCGCGGAATGCTAGGATCAACAGAGTTGACGTCTAGCTTCTGCTTCGCCTCGATCAGCTTCTCGATTGTCAAATCGGCAGAGCCGTTAGCAATCTGCTGGGCAGAGGGCAAAGGCGTGCTGGTTGAGCCAGACTTGCCAGTCTTGGCAGAGCCAGTAGCCGCGGCGATGATAGCATCGTCCATTGATCGGCCAATCGCAGCCGCCGCAGTACGGGCATAAGCTGAGGTTGGGTCAATCAACAAGCGAACTTTATCGGCGTCATCAATCAGGTCAGCCCACTCGTAGCTTTCCATAGTGACCATACGACGTGAGTGAGGAGTATCAACGATAGGTGTATCAGAGTGACGTGAAGTGCGCTTCACGGCTGATGCCTGACCTACCTGATCGAAGAAAGCTTTCTCGCCAGTCACGGATTCTTCTGAAACCATACCACGCAACAAGCTGCCCATCTGCTGTGAAAGCAACTGGACATTGCTGCTAAACTGCTGCACGAATGCAGTTGTAATTTGCGTAGACATAATCGTCTCCTTAGCAATGAAAAGTTGGTTTCGCTACCCGACGATTGTCGGACGATAGATTTCGACAGTTACGGTCTGTCAACGGCAGGGGCTTACGCTTGTCCTGGCTTTACTTGGCTACTCTTCCCACGGGCCTGCGGCTTGTCGATGGGCTTTTCACACCACTGCAAAAACGTGTCTGCCGTGGCAAGAGGGTCTCTTATCATAGCAGGCGTTCCGAACTCAAGTGTACTCTTCAAAATCTCAAGTTTGAACTCTCGATCTGACATTTTTTCATCCCGCAATGTATTCTCTCCACTTCATAGCCTCATTGACATACCACTGATGCTCAGGGTGTCGGCTGTCCCAATAGGGAGAATTCTGCTGCGTCAGCTCTTTGATCTTGGTTTGCGCATCGTTAGGCGTGATACCGCCGCTAGTCTTGACGCCTTCTAGCGTATCCTCGCCTACCTTCTCGCGCAGATAGGTGCCCATGTTGGACAGCATCCGAATAATGTCGGGATGATCGCCTAGCATGGTGCCGTCGGCAAGCTGAACCTCGGTGATCTCAGGGTTGCCAAACTCTGACAATACGCCATTAGCTAGCGCAATCTTGTCGTCAAATGCCTGGCCGTACTCTTTGCGTAGTTCCGCCTCGACCTGCTCAACACGCGCTTGCACCTCAGCACCGCTGCTCTCGTATTGGCTAAATGTCATTTCGTTGTAAGCATCGAGCATTGCCTGCGCTTGGCGGGGATTCATACCAGCCTTGTGCGCCGTCTCCTTAAACCATTCGACCATGCCCTCATCGAGCTCTGCGCCTTCGGGCACGTTATTCAACTCAAACTGATAGCCATCAGGTGATTCAGGGCGGCCCAGCTTTTTGTAAACCTCGCCCCACTCATCCTCTGTGGCGCTCTTGCCGGGCAATGCTACCTTGTCTGCACCCACCATCTGCTGCGCATGGACGTAACTTTTGGCTAGTGCGCCAATGTCATTGATATGCTCAAGACTGGCGTGGCCTCGAATCTCTTCTGGGATCGTTGACTTCCAGTCAACCGCAGGTGCGGACTCCTGTACGTCTTCGATCTCTGTTGCCTCCATTCCTTCTTCACTCATTGATTTGTTCCTCTAGTTGCTTATCCCACTCGCGCAGCATTGATTTAATAAACAACACCACCGTGCGCTGCCCTTCACGGTATGCGGTGTCTGTAGGCTCGGTTGAATAGGTCGATTGGTCGATGTGGAATCTGCGCCCCAAGTCATCGAGTATTCGCTCGCCATCATCCGTACCCAGCACTCGTCGATAGCAATCCCTTAGTTCTATTGGTGTCATAGGTCTTGGATTGCCCTCACTGCCGGTGCCGCCTGCCCAGCGGCCTCCATAAACTGCGCTGCCTGCTGCTCTTCCTGCGCTGCTTGCTGCGCCTCTTGGCGCTGGGCGCGAATCTGAGCCACTTCCTCATTGCCGCGAACCGTAGTAGCTGGTATTGAGAGCATCTTCAGCAAGTATTTCGCCATGCCATCGGTATCAATGTAGTCCATTGCAGATGGGTCAATCTGCGACAGCGGCATGAACAGCTCGATCATGCGCAGCGCAGCCTGAACATCACCAGATCGCTGGGCTTTAGCAAGCGGTGATACGTATTCAATCTCAATGGCAGAGTCGGTCATAAACTCTGGCGCAGGTGTAAACACACGCTGGCGCGACATGAGACTAAACACGCGGCTAATCATGGGTTGTAGCATCTCTGCCTGAAGCCTGCCAAGCACAGGGCCAAGCAAGCGCATCTTTTCCTCGGTGCGCTGGATAACCTCGGTCGCCGTCATCTGCGGACCTTGGCTCATAATGAGCTGATCCACGTAGAATGCTGACTGGATTGCCTGCCGGCGCTGCTCTTCCATGTTGAGGCCGAGCGGGTTGTTAGCGCCAATGTTCAACGGCTCCAGCCTATCGCGGGTTCCGGATCGGTAGAAGTTAAGACCGCCTGGCACTGTACGGATGGGCAACATAAACCCGTCATCAGGCACCATTAGCGGCGGGTCTACCTGCTTCTGTGCTGCGCGGATTGTCACTTCTGACATTTTGTTGAGCATCTTAATGTCAGGCAGGGCAACCATCGCAGGTGATCGGCCATAGCCAATTTCAAAGCTAGCCTTTAAGAAGCGCGGCGCTACATACGGGAACTCTTCAAAGCCAGACTCGCTCAGAACAGTGCGGCTTTCTGGATGCACATACACCGACGCGAATGGCATATTGCGATTATCTTTGCGTGTAACGTCTCGGGCATCTCTCGGGTAGACAGCATGAATCAAAGTTATATTTTCGTAAGGGTCTTTCTTGGCAGCATTGAGGATTTTGTTGTCTAACACCTCTTCGCCAAACCGCTGGATCACCGCCTTGGCTGGCATCTTGAACTGCCGGAATACCGTATCCACCCGTCCCCTGTCATCCTCGGACAAGAACACCTCGGCACAGTGCTTAGTAGAGAATCGCACCTGGGCATCAGAATCGGATTCAATAAACATCACCCCAGTGCCAAAGCAGATTAGGTCCGAGTAGAGCTCATGCACCTGCTCTTGGAAGTTAGAACGGTTGAATGCCAAGTACATATCATCTTCGACAGACTCCAGCCATTCTTTCGCTTCATCATTATCGTTGAGCATTCGATCACGGAAGCGCAGCGAGAACCATCGAGTCGCAGCATTGGTCAGCATTCCATGCAGACTAGCGGCCATTAACTCGGCAGCATGGATAGCGGTCGAGTCAAAGATCAGCTCTGTGCGCTTGTCGCCATCGGTACGCTTCTTGGTGATGTCAGCCTTTCGGGGAATGACGTAATCAGCGATTTCCTGCCAATGGCTTTCCCAGACCTGGCGCTGCGTGTAGAGACTTTGAAAGCGCCGCATCAAATCAGCGCCAAGCTGGTCAGCCATAATATTCCCTCAACCTTTTCTTAAAAGGCTTAATCACGCTCATGTCATTCACCTAGTAATGTTTTGCGCTGAACTGGTGCTTGTGTTGACAGGCCGGCAGGTCCGGTTGCCATACCACGAGCCCTTCGGCGACGGTATAGCTCTTTGCTGGATTCCATCTGGTCATCTTGATCGCCGATAATGGGAGTGGCGGGGACGACTTGCACTCGATTAACCTGGGAGCTCTGCCCCTGTTGTATTTGAGGGGCTCCAAGCAGAGCTTGTGGCACCTTTAGAATCTCTTTGCCTGCGCGCTCTAGTATGTCCTTCTGCGCCTTAACTCCGATTGTCCTATCAATTTTCTCTCCAACCTTTCCAATAGGTCGGATGACCGCTTTCTCAAGCGCCCGGCCTGCGCTCTTTACTGGCTTCGACATATCATCTCCACTGGTGCGGCAGATCTAGGACTACCCCATCGTCTGTTTGATAGCCACCCATCCTGAGTAGCATGTCAGTTTGTGTGTTTTCCACGAGGATTCTATCAGCGCCGGACGTCCAAGCAACACCAAACAACGTATTCATTAGCCGTCTGCTAAAAAATCGCCCCTGGTATTCAGGAACAGCCAGCGCATGAGCGCTCCATGTGGACTCATCATCAGCTACCGCATAACACCAAAAGAACCCGGCTATCTTTTCGCCTGCCTCGCAAGTTACCACGAATGAGTAGTCAATGATCTCTTCGTGCGCTTCGGTGTGCGGGTAGTCAAATCGGCGCATGTAGTCGATTAGATTGCGCCTTGACTCCTCAATCTCACGAACCCTTGGACGAATCACCGGAGCCTAGCTTCTTGCGCTTCGAGTTAGTATCAAGCAAACCCTGTGGGCCAGTGACGATTGTCTGCTGGCGGCCAACCCTCTTAGGGTCAAACAGTTTCCGCTTGATTTTTTCTTCCTCGGTCCTGCCGTAAATCGGTGCGGCCGGTATCATGGGCGGCACTGGTGGCGGTGCCGGAATCGTAATTGTCGGTCTGCCCATTGCAGTTCTCCGTTAGATGCTGACGGCAAACGGATTATACGACGAATCCGCGATTGCCTGCGGTGGTCTGGCATCGTGCATCTTATGCTCTTTGATGCCAACCGCCAAATAGCGAAATGCGTCAGCCGCATGGCTAGACCAATCATGCACGGGCGTCGCCCTAAAGCTGCGAGACTTCTCATTGTATGCCCGATGGTACTGGCGCAAGCATTCAAGCCCACGCTCGCAAGCCACCCTGTCAAACATACAGCGCGGTATCAGCATTTGAGCGGCATGAATGCCATCCTCCAACGGTAGCTTTGGCACTACCCTGAAGTTAATACCCAGCTCAAACGCTATCTCTCGCCTAGACTTGCCACTGCCTAGCTCGCGCACCTCAATGTCATGCGGAGCATTGTGGGTTCCATAGAGATAACCTTTCGACTGAAGCACCTCGGCGTAGTGCGGCAAGCCCTCATTGCGATTCTCGTAAAAATCAATGACGTGAACCGAACTGCCTACGCTCTGGGTAAACCAAACAGCCGTGCTATCCCCTACACCCAAATCCCACCACGTATCTACTGTGGTAGCGGGGTCATGGGGAACCTCGGTGATGCGCCCCTTTTCATGGATTGCCTGAAGCTCTTTTCCGTAAATAGCACCAGGCACATTCGCAATCCAAGAACACTCAAACTCCTGCTCGAACTGATCACGCGACATCATCGCCTTGGCAGCTTCCAGTTCTTCCTCATCTAGAATTTTGGTCTCGCTAGCCTTGTATATCTTGGTGTACCAATCCTTCTGGCCGGTAGCGGCGTCATACAAGTCATAAAACGCGTTATGACCCTTCGGCGTACCAATAAACAGCGCCCAGCCCTTTCGGTCGGACAGTGCAGGCCGTATCACCTCAGGGAATAACGACTCAGGCATGTCTGCCATCTCATCGAGCACAGCCCCATCCAGGTAAATACCACGAAGGCTATCCGGATTCTCGGAACCAAGTAGCTGAATCCTTGCACCATTGGGCAGGTCAGCCCGTAATTCCGTCTCATGGAAACGAACCATCGGTATCGTTCCAGCAAAATGCTTCAGGTAATCCCAAGCGACCACCTTAGCTTGACGATACGTAGGCGCAATGTAAGCAAATCGTGGGTTGGTCTTGTCAGACAGGATGGCGTCACGCAGCAGGTGGTTGATAGCCATGACCGTCTTACCGAATCGACGATGGCAAACCACAACAGCCCAGCGGTGCTTCTGCAAATTGTTATGCAGATCAGCCTGTAGCTTCCTCGGTTTATAGGGGATATGTATCTCAGTCATTGGGGCCACACAAATGGCCGACAAAGACCAGATGCGCCTTCTTGAACTCTGTCAGCAAGTCCTCGATTGCCAGCAGGTCAATGCGCTCGCCTCTCGCCTGAGTGCGCTCCATGTCCTGCCACTTAGAAAGCGCCTTATACTGCGCCTCTACCAACTCCTGGTACTGCGGTCTGCTTAACTGCATTTGCCACTCCCGTCATTTGCTGTCATCCCACTTCAGGGTGATCGTGCCACTGACCTTGTTATCAACCGTATCCTCGGCCTTATTACGAATGCCAAGCGGCGCTAGCTGCCTGACGTACTTATCCTTGTGGTCTGCCTCAAGACGCCTACGCTGAACCTCAGCCATAGCCAGCTTGGGATCAGTCGGCAAGGGCTGCTCAATCAGGTCCATAATCTGGTCTCGCAACAGCTCTGCTTGCAAAGCCCTAGCCTTACGGTATTGCTGATAAGCCTCTTCGCTATCTTGAACATGACGCAGCACAGTATAGAACGACGGCAAGCTATCATCTTCATTGCATATGCGCGTCAATGAATGACCATCCGCAAGCATCTTGCAGACCTTGTCAAACTGCTCCTTTGTCAATCTAGGCTTTCTAGGCATTCCATTCTCCTGGCAGAGGCGACAAGCACAGCCTCCGAAAAAGCCCCGCCTAAGCGGGGAAATGACTTAGCGTCATGGGGAGGCAACACAAGTTGCTCTCACATTATGTGGGGCAGAGGCAGTGAAAGCAAGACACTCTTGGACCGGTAATTAGTGTATGAGAAACACGCGCCCACCTACGCGGGGGTGCGGGGGTGCGCGCACGCAGACGCGCACATGCACGCATACGCAACGCGCATACCCCTGCGCACGCAACGCCCAGGCACGCGCACATACGCGCACACATGACGCGCAGGCATACGCCCAGGCGCGCACATAGCGCGTAGGCATGAGCTCAAATGGTACGCGCGAGCCTTGGCAGGATGACGCGATGAGTTCCGTCCCTGCCTACCCTTCCCCTACCCCTTGCCTATGCCCTAGCAGCCCCTCAGCGCCCCTCACAGCCACGCTATCAGCTAACCAATGCCAACCTACTGACCAGCCCCTAATCGCCCTGAGAGCCGCATGAACACTGGCTTTGCAT